TGTCATTACAGTTCGTGATTCTAAGGAAGGTTGGGCCAAGGGATTGCGTATGCTTATCTCCTTGCTTTATGCTGGCGAAGTTCCAAAGTGGGATCTATCTAATCTACGTCCTGCTGGTGCACCACTAAAGGTGTTTGGTGGTCGTTCTTCTGGACCAGAACCATTGAATGATCTATTCAAGTTTGTTATTCGTATTTTTAAAAATGCACATGGTCGACGCCTCACATCTCTTGAGTGCCATGACATCATGTGTAAGATAGGCGAGGTTGTTGTTGTTGGTGGAGTGCGACGTTCAGCAATGATCTCCCTATCTAACTTATCAGACGACCGTATGCGTCATGCTAAAGCAGGACAGTGGTGGGAAGCAAATGTTCAAAGAGCTCTATCAAACAATTCAGCAGTATATACCGAAAAGCCAGACGTCGGTCAGTTTATGGCAGAATGGCTCGCAATCTACGAATCGAAGTCGGGCGAAAGAGGTATCTTTAGTCGAGACGCATCTCAGAGAGTGGCACGTAAGAACGGTAGAAGAGACCCATCGTTTGAATTCGGCACTAATCCCTGCTCTGAGATTATCCTGCGACCTTATCAATTCTGTAACCTTACAGAAGTCGTTATACGAGAGTCTGATACTGAGAAAACACTTGCTAGAAAGATTAAAGTTGCAAGTATACTTGGTACTTTCCAGTCAACAATGACATACTTCCCATATCTACGTAAGATTTGGCAGAAGAATACAGAAGAAGAAAGACTACTTGGTGTTTCATTTACTGGCATTTATGATTGCCCGTTGATGAATGATTATAATGATCCAGAGTTACCTGCTCGTCTAGAACGTCTTCGTCAGGTTGCTATTGATACAAATAAAGAATGGAGCGAGAAACTTGGAATTAATCAGTCAGTTGCAATTACTTGCGTTAAACCTTCAGGGACAGTTTCGCAGTTGGTTCTTTCCCCTAGTGGTATTCATCCCGGTCATGACCGCTATTATATCCGTCGTGTGCGTAGCGATAACAAAGACCCGCTTACAAAGCATCTTATTGATGCTGGTGTGCCTCATGAACCTGACGTTACTAAGCCTCACGCTACTACTGTCTTTTCGTTTCCAATGAGACTACCAGATACTTCAATTACCAGAGAGAATGTATCAGCTATTGATCATCTAGAACTTTGGTTGAAGTATCAGCGTCATTGGTGCGAGCATAAGCCATCCGTTACTATTAACGTAAAGGAAGAAGAATGGCCACGTGTTGGTGCATGGGTTTATGATCACTTTGATGAAATGTCTGGCGTATCATTCCTACCGCATGATGGCGGAACTTATCGTCAGGCTCCATACGAGACAATTACTCAAGCTGATTACGAAGATCTAAATAAAAATATTCCAACTACAGTCGATTGGGATGCTCTTATTGAGATGGATGACAATGTCGAGGGCGTTCAGACACTAGCATGTACTTCGGGTAATTGCGAAATATGATAGATGAAAAGTGGGAAGCTAAGAATGTTGGGTTAATTGAAAAACAATTCTTAGCTTCCCAAGAAGATAGAAATAAAAGAATAGAGATTTGCGAAGCGTGCGAACATCTACATCGATGGAAATATTGTAAATTATGTTGGTGTTATATGCCTCTCAAAACTCACATTAATAATTCAAGTTGTCCAATGGGTAAATGGGGTCCAGTATGAATACTAATGATTGGCAAAACGGTTATACTGCCGGATATCAAAATGGCTGGGAAGCTGGTTACAATAGAGGTAAGACCGAAGGTCTCCCTCCTTCAAACCCTTACAAACCAAATCTGCAAGATGATTACTTAAATAAGAAGCCGAGTTTTGGACATACTTGTTTTGTTTGTGGTAGATTTTTCGAGGCTGGTAAAGCGTATGGATATGTTTGTGGATATCATAATTGTCCGTCTAAAACATATTGCTCGACTACTTCTAGCGTAACGGCTGTTGCTTCTAGTAATGCATGTATAAATTCTTCTAATACTGCAGTATTTGACCCATGGTATTCAGTTAATGCATCTTCGGCTGTGCCGGACGGTTTATCTTATGAAGAGATTTATGGCTCTGTGGTTTATCAACAAAACAAAAAGAAGGAATAATAAATGAAGGTTGATGCAGAATTATTCGATCTTTGTAGAGAATTTATTAAAGAAAACAAAATTGATTGTTCGGAGACTATCTATCAAACAGATAGAATAGTTGAAAATTCTTTAGAATTTATTGAAGCTATCTGTGAATTGATTGGTTATCACGAAGAAGATGAAGACGAAGAAGAATACGAAGAGGACTAAATATCCCGAAGGAGATTCGGGATGTCATGGATTTATAAAGGTGAGATTGTAGAAGATATTGGTAATTATATTGGGTTTGTCTATATGATTACCAATCTTCGCACCGAAAGAAAATATATCGGTAAGAAGAATTTTTATTTCTCAAAGACAAAACAGCTCAAGGGTAAGAAAAAGAAATACAAAGTAGAGTCTGATTGGAAAGACTACTTTGGATCTAATGAAGAGCTAAATCATCACGTAAACATATTCGGCCAAGATCAATTCAGAAGAGAGATCCTTAGATTTTGCACATCTAAAGGAGAAATGTCTTATTACGAAGCCAAATATCAATTTCATTATGATGTTTTAGAATCAGATCAGTGGTATAATTCTTGGATCTCTTGTAAGATTCATAAGAAACATTTGACTTTCTTAAAAAAAGGAGTATAATATGAAAGGTGGAAAAAAGTTTCGTAAGCAACTAATCAAGCTACAGAATCAGCTTGGTAAGATCGAAGGTAAGAATCTTTGGTTGCAGATGAAAAAGGAGAGTATGAATGGCGTGGCCACATAAGAATCGTCCCCGCAAGGGTCGCCGTAAAGTCGGCAGTCAGAAGCGTAAGGCTCGTCGCTTAAAGGGTCGTAAGCGTAAGTAATTTAATCAAGAAAGGTGAATAAGTATGAATAAGTTTTTTCTAGCAGCAGCATTTGTTCTCGGTCTATCAGGTTCGGCATTTGCTCTAACAACTCATGACGAGACACACAACGGTAAGACTGTTGCTGTTCCTGGAGCTCAGAAGAGTAATGGAGTATTTGCTCCTGCTGTTCAGGTAACACCACATGGTATGGTTGTAACTGCTCCTCCAGGTGCTGACGTCGTTGTTGATAATGATGAAGGCGATATGCAGATTGATATTGTTCCAACAGGCAAGAAGCGTGGTCTTCTAGGTCTAGGGTTTTTAGGAATGTAACAATGAAAAAGTTGAATCTGGACGAAGTAAGAGAGTTCATTGTCAATACATCATTGTCAACCAAAATCTATATCGGTTCAGATTCAGCACGTTATCGTAAGGGTGATGTCTGGCACGCTGAATACTGTACCGTAGTAGTGGTTCACTATAATGGTAATCGTGGTTGTAAGGTGTTTGGACAGTTAGAATCAGAACGTGACTATGACCAAAAAAAGGACAAGCCACGTATGCGTCTAATGAATGAAGTAATGCGTACCGCACAGATGTATTTGGATCTTGAAGGGGCCATTGGTCAAAGAGACGTTCAAATCCATCTGGACATCAACCCTGACGAGAAGCATGGTTCTTCATGCGTAATCTCAGAAGCTGTTGGTTATATCAAAGGAATGTGTAATGTTGTTCCTTTCGTTAAACCAAATGCGTTCGCAGCTTCTATTGCTGCTGATAGGCTGCTTGCGTAGCCTATCTTGGGGATGTAGCTCAATGGTCAGAGCCGGTCGCTCATAACGGCTTGGTTGCAGGTTCGAGTCCTGCCATCCCCACCATTTTATAAAGGATATATTATGAGATATATTATTGCAATAGCATTTGCTTTGATTGCTACTAATGCAAATGCTGGTTTCTTGGATGATATTTTTAACTTCCAACGAGAAGCTAATCATCCACGTCAAACAAAAAATACTAAGCATTCTAAGCATATAAATAATTATTCCACTGGTGGCGGACATAACGCCTCGTGGTATAATGACCGGAGCGGACGGACAGCATCCGGTATGCGTCATCACTTTGGTGTAGCGCATAGAACCTTACCATTTGGAACAACGGTTTGTATCCACAACCCGTCAAATGGTAGGCAAGTAGAAGCCGTTGTAACCGATAGAGGGCCATTCGTCAGAGGAAGAACAATTGACGTTAATCAAAACGTGGCTCGTGCTCTAGGTTTCTCAGGAACCGCACATTTAAATTACCATCCGTGTTAAGAGTCGGTTGCACACAACAGAAAGGTAAATCCAAAATGAATAAGATTATTTTTGCTACTGCGACAGCAGTGGCTATGTTTGCGTTCAGCAGCACAGCCGAAGCAAGTCGCACTAGCCAGAATACTCAGTATTCACAACACGAAGAAGTATCTTTTGATCCAATTGGTGATTTACTTGGCGGACCTGAAAAGGGTTGGTCAGTTATGACTCCAATTAATCGTCGTGTTAAGCATTCTGCTTATCACAGTAAGAGATATTCTACATACTCACATCATTACTCTGGACCAATTTCTGCATCAATTGTTTCTTATGGACATATGTTGCAGCATATGGGTCTAAGAGTATCCGAACACCCAGCATTCGGCGGCGTTCATCATGTTCATCATGGTTGGGCGCATTATTCTGGGCGTGCGATCGACGTTAATGTTGGCCGTGGCGTATATGAAGCACATTCCGGCTATAGTCGTAAGTTCGATGCAATTGCTGCACGAGCACGAGCAGCTGGCTATACAGTTCTGTGGCGTGTTGCTGGTCATTTTGACCATATGCATATCCAGAAGTAATATAAGTATAAGGGAGGCAATGTCCGTGCCTCCCTTTTTATCATGGAGGCAACTTTGAACATAGAAAAAGAGGATAAGAACATAGATATCCCTAGTATAGAAGATCATCACTATTATCTTTTCAATTCAACTTTCGACGCTAATTCTACCGGCGATGCATTAAGGTTTATTCTCGCCCGTAATCTAATGAAAAAAGATCGCCCGAAGTTTATGAAGTTTATCATCAACTCTCCTGGTGGCGAAGTTCCTTCTGCGTTTGCTCTTATTGATACAATCAAAGGCTCTAAGATCCCGGTGTATATGTATGGACTTGGTGAAATTGCTTCTTGTGGTCTACTTACGTTTATGGCTGGAGCGAAAGGACATCGTTACGTTACACGAAATACAGCAATTCTTTCTCATCAGTTTTCATGGGGAACAATTGGCAAAGAGCATGAATTACATGCATCAGTAAAAGAATTTAATAATACAAGCCAGCGCATTATAGATCATTATAAAAAGTGCACTGGACAAACAGAGGCAACAATTAAAAAGTATTTGTTACCGCCAGAAGATGTTTGGTTAACGCCCAAGGAGGCAGTGAAATATGGCATCGCAGACGAAATTGTGGATTTCTACTGATTATTTCAGCACTAGATTTTGGATTATAGTAGAAGTTTTAGCAACAGCAACTTTAATTGTTGGAGTTGCTTTTAATTCTTGGAACATATATCCTTTGAATCTATATATAAATGTATTGGGAAATTTTTTCTGGTTTATGCTGGCATTACATTGGAGAAAGCTTTCTTTGTTAGTTATTCAAGTTGTTGTTCTTGGTTTATATGTAGCCGGAACTGTTAAGGTAATGATGGGAGTATAAAATGGCAATTATTAGATTTAGTGACGAAGAAGTATTTGGTGTTGATTCTACAGAGTATGAAATTCTAGTTAACGCAGTAGCAAATGTAGGAGAAACTCCTGGTGCTATTGTTGAGATCGGTTCTCGACGTGGCGGCTCGGCCAAGATGATTATTGATACTCTTGTTGCAACTGGTAATAATAACCGTTCAATGTTTTGTATTGATCCTTATGGTAATATTGATTATCCTTATACAAATAAGGGATTGGCATTACATTATGGGCCTGATGCTGTTAAGGATGGTGATGTTGATGACGCAGAGAAGACAACACCAATTAAGTTAGATTATGATAATGAAATGCGTAATCGCACAATCCCTTCTCTATATTACTATGGTTATAACGCTGGTCTAAACTTCACTTTCTTTTGTCTAGAAGATACAGAGTTTTTCAAGCGTTATGCTGATGGTGTTCCAGTATATGATCAGCACAAGACTCTAGAAACAGAATACGCCTTTGTGTTCTTTGATGGTCCTCATGACAATGCTTCTCTTAATGTAGAGTGCGAATTCTTTGTTCAGAGAGCTCCAGTCGGCGCAGTATTTGTCTTTGATGATATTGGTATGTATGATCATGATAAGGTCGTAGAAGAAAGTCATCTATTCAATAATGGATTTGAAGTCCTAGAAAAGGGAAATACAAAAGCTTCTTACGTCAAGCGTAAGTAAGATATGCAAATCTCCAGATTATAAATAATACATAACATTCTGGAGGAAACATGCTAAATTTTGGCGAATATCTGTCTGAATTAAAATTAACTCTTCAATATCATGACGAGTTAAATCCAAAGATTTGGAGAACCGAAGATAAACTAAAACCAGAAGTCCGTAAGGCTCTTCTGAAGTTTGCTTATACTTGGGCAGATTTTGCCAAAATTCCAAAGTCAATGATCGATCATGTTATTATGACAGGTGGTAATGCTAATTATAACTACACTAGCAAATCAGACATTGACGTTCATGTTATGGTTGACCGTTCTAAACTATTTTCCGATCCTAAGTTTGTAGAAGAATATCTACAAGACAAGAAATCTTTATGGACTCTTACTCATAACGTAGATGTTTATGGTTATCCCCTTGAACCATACGCACAGGATAAGACTTTAAAGTATCCAAAGAATCAAGGCATTTACTGCCTGACAAAAGATGAATGGCTACAGAAGCCTCGTAAGATTGATTATGATTTTAAGAACGATCATCTTCTAAAACAAAAAGTCACACATTATATGCACGCTATTGATCACATGATCAATTCTAAAATGGGTGTTGATGCTTTTGAAAATATGAAAGCTCGTTTTAAGAATATGCGCACAGCTTCTCTTCAACAGTATGGCGAGTTCGGTAGAGAGAATCTTGTATTCAAGGAACTACGTAATCGTGGTTACATTGACAAAATGAATAAATACGAAACATCGCTTAAAGACAAAGAGTTGTCTTTAAAATAGAACTTTTCTTTTCCTAAAATACAGTTTATAATATAATGTCTAGTGTGGAGGATGTAATGGAAATGAGTAGCGATCTAGAATTTATGGTTGAGACAGATATGATCTTACAGGGTTACAATCCATATAACCCTGATGAAGTAAATATATATTGGGAGATTTATTTTAATGGCTATTGAGATTTATTCAAAAAATAATTGTTCTTTCTGTGATCAAGCAAAACAAATGCTTCGTATGCACGGAAAGGATTTCATTGAGTATAAGTTAGACGAAGACTTCACACGAGAAGTTCTGCTAACAAAGTTTCCTGAAGCTAAGACGTTTCCTGTAATTGTCCTCGATGGATTTAACATCGGTGGCTTTGAGCAGTTGAAGCGACATCTTACTGAGGAAACATCAGACTCTCGTAAGATTCTGTTGGAAGATAATTATCACGGAGCATAAATTATGGCTATGTATGAACGCAACGTGTTGCTTCAAGATCTGCGCAAGAATGTAATGGCAGTTCATTTCACAAAGGTAAATGGTGAAAAGCGTGAGATGCGTTGCACTCTTATGCCACAACTTCTACCACCCAATTATGTAAACGAAGAGACACAAGAAAAAGATTTCCATGACAAGAACCAAGATGTTCTTGCTGTATGGGATGTGATGAAGGGTGGATGGCGTTCTTTTCGCATCGACTCTATTGAGTATGTTGAAATTTTAGATCCTTATCAATACTCATAGGAGAGATACATGAGCGAAAAGACCTATTGGGGACATCATCTTATTATTAATGCAGGTGAGTGTAACCACAACACTATTACAGATTATAATACAATCCATGAATTTACTAAGCAGTTAGTCAAGGATATTGACATGGTTGCTTATGGTGAACCACAGATTGTAAAGTTTGGTACAGGTAATAAGGCTGGTTATACTCTAGTTCAATTAATTGAGACAAGTAATATTTGTGCTCACTTTGTTGACGAGACAAATGATGTCTACTTAGATGTCTTTTCTTGCAAGCCATTTAATGAAAAAGCTGTAGTCAATCTCGTTAAGGTCTTCTTTGAAGCAAAGAAGATTGAAACTGTATTCCTTGACAGACAAGCGTAATATATAACAGGTGGCGATTAATCGCCACCATTTATTATTGGGGTGAGAAATGGTAAAAGCAGTATTCCTTGACCGTGATGGAACTATTAATGAGCTCGTGCATGGAAGAGAAAACCCAAAGCATGTTTGTCCTTGGTATTTTGCAGAATTCAATTATATTGATGGTGTTGAAGAGGCAATTAAAGGATTAAGAGCTCTTGGTTTTTCTTTGCATGTTGTAACAAATCAACCAGATGTTGATGATGGATATACAACAGAAGATACTATGAATGTTATTCATCAATGTCTCAAAAATGATTTGAATGTAGATACAATTCAGGCAGCAAGAACACGTGGAACTGAAGAGTATAAACCTAATCCTGGTATGTTAAATAAGATCATTAAAGAATGGATGGTTACTAAAGAACGTAGCTGGATGATTGGTGATACATGGCGTGACGTTGTTGCTGGCAACCGTGCCGGAGTCAAGACTATATACCTTGGTGACATTTATAGTGCTCCTTCAGAATGGTTACATATTAAACCAGACTTTTATGCTAAGAACCTTCTTGAAGCAGTAACAATTATTCAACAGAATGTGGGTGGAAATTAATGAGTGGTTTTGAAGAGAATGAAATTTCTATAAAGGCAAATGGTGGAACTGAATTAGTTAAACGTAAGCTTGCTTCTATGCTTCCAGAAAGCTTGCTTGAAGACTTTCAAATTATTTGTTCTAGAACACGTGATTTGGACGAAAACAAAATTCGTATTCTTTGGTGTCATGATCTACCCGAAGACCCTGAATCTAAAAATTTCAGAGACACTGAATGGCGAAATAAGTTTCATAAATTTGTTTTCGTTTCTAATTGGCAGTATAGCCGTTATAATTTGATTCATGGTTTACCAATGGATGATAAGTCTATTGTTCTAGATCATGGTATTACTCCTGCTCCTGCTTTTTGTTTAGAAAAGCCAGATGATGGTAAGATTCATTTGGTATATACCTCAACACCACAGCGTGGATTGGCT